GATATTTGTATATAACTTTGTCAGGTAATCAAAAACGAAATACTATGAAAGCAAATGAAATTTTACAATTTATTCAAGCACGCGAACGTCAACTATGGGAAGAATACTTAGAAGCACGTGACGCAAACGGCAACTTACACGCGGTAACAAAAAGACATTACGCCGTGTGGCAAGAAGTGAACGAAATGTTAAACCACATAACTCAGAAATAATGAAAGCAATAATTCAAGAATGGCGCGAACTGCCTGACTACGACAAAGACTTTTTTAAGCACATTGTAATTTTCTTTATTCCGATAGCTTCAATCTTTGTTTGGCTTGTTTCAACCAACACACCGCCCGTTTTAGACACGGAAGTAAAAAACCCACAAACTGAAATGAAACCTAATTACAAACTTAAGGGAGATTGGGTAAAGTATGCACAAGGAGTATATACTAGAAAATATGGAAAATAAATTTTACTTTGAAGAAGGCGACGGCAGTACATATAGCCGTTCACTAGACATTTTAATTTACCGCGCCTCAGACGACGAACTTATAGGCGTAGTAGAAATCTTTTACAACTATGACAAAATTAACGACAAACAAACTTGGAAAATCGAAAGCACAAACTTCGAGCCCACAATTACAATCGACGAAGCCGACGAAGCATTGGACGAACTTCTTCGACGTGCAAACCACGAATTTAACGACTTCGCCAACCGATGCCATGACGACGAAGACTACCACACCGACGGGAATTATTGGTTCGTTTAGGGACTATAGACTAGCTAGGTACTGGGACAATTTTAACTTCGAATTGTACGACCGAATTTGTGAAATTAAAATGACTCAACTATGAAATACATTCCTACAAAAAAGTCATTAAAACTTGGTATGCCTCAAAACGTGGCAATGATGGTTTATGTTCCTGACATGGATATTTTTATTCAAGAATACGGATTAAGTTCAATAGAAGAAGGATTTAAATTTTTGCTTGAATTAAAAGACGAATACATTAATTTACATTTTAACTATGGCTATTCAATTACAAATATCAAACTAGCGCAAATAGACGATGCTGGATTTTGTGAATATCGATGCCGTGCAACAATAGAAAAACTATGAAATATTTACTTACCTATTATATCGGATCAAGACCCGTTCAAGAATGGCGGTTCTATTCTAAAAGCCTAGCCTACTACGCTAAACACGAACTACTAAGTACAGGCAATTACGAAAGCGGTAAATTTAAACTAACGGAAATATGAACGTAACCGACAAAATAACAATAACAAACGAGGACAATATGCAGTTAATGGCTCGTTATCCTGACAACTATTTTGACTTGGCTATTGTAGACCCTCCGTATGGGATTGGAGCCAACAAAATGACACTTGGAAATGGAAAGAAAAAGATTTATAGAGGTCAAAATGATTGGGATAATTCAATCCCAAATAAGGAATATTTTGATGAATTAAAAAGAGTTTCAAAAAATCAAATTATTTGGGGAGGAAATTATATGACTGAATTTTTAGCTCCAACTTCATCTTGGTTGTTTTGGGACAAAGGAACTGGTGAAAATGACTTTGCAGATGGTGAACTTGCTTGGACAAGTATTGGTGGAGCATTAAGAAAAATCAACAAGTCTTGGGTAGGTGCTAATGCTAAAGATGAATGTGAACGCTTGCATCCAACACAAAAACCAATTTATTTGTATGGTTGGTGCTTAAAAAAGTACGCAAAGCAAGGCGACAAAATACTCGACACTCATCTTGGCTCAGGCAGTATTGCAATAGCTTGTCACGACTATGGCTTCGAGTTGACAGCTTGTGAGCTTGACGCCGAATACTACGAAAAGGCGATTCAAAGAATTAAGAACCACACAAACCAAACAAACCTATTTTTATGAGTAGACTAGCTTTAATACACGAACTTATTGAAATACACCAGCTGACTGCTAAAACACGAAGACGCGAAGTCTTGTTTAAACGATACTACCTATTCAATGAACTAAGAGAAGCTGGCTTAAACCTTATGCAAATAGGCGAAATATTTAGTAAGAACCACGCTACAATTATTCACGGCTTACGTGTTCACAAAGAGTTGTTAAGCTATAAGGACGCGGACTACGTCGCAGAAACGAAATGCCTAGCAGACTATTTAGGCGAAGCTAAATTTCTTTACAATTCTACGTTTTTTAAACGCCCTAAAGAGTACGACTTAAGACAAGACGTCTTAGACGCATCAAACTACAAGCAATTTAAACGGGTTCAAAGACGAATTAAAATGGGTTTTTACGAAAAAAAAGAAGAACCGACGCAACTTTTAGCCGAATAAAACGTTATATTTGTACGGGTAGGCAGACCCACGTAAAACATTATTGAAACCCTTTCGACTAGTAGCACTGCCTTGCGAACGTTGAAGGGGTTTTTTATTTTAAGGCAGTAAAATATGAGGCAAGCTTTTAACTTTTATCGAAGCTACTGGGACGTAGCAAAGGAACTGAACGACAAAGATCGTTTAGCATTTTACGACGCATTACTTACGCGTCAATTTACAGGCGAAGAAACAGAACTAAAAGGCTTAGTTAAGTTCGCGTATCTTTCGCAAAAGCATTCAATAGACAAGCAAATAAAGGGTTACGAAGACAAGACAAAACGACCTTTACAAGACCCTAGCCAAGACCCTACGCAAGGGGGTACGCAAGGGCCTTCGGTACAAGAGAAAGAGAAAGAGAAAGGGAAAGAAGAAATAGACTATCAAGCGTTGCTTGACTTCGTTAACAATACTTTTGGTCGAAATTTTAAAGTAATTACTGAAAAGGTAAAGCGTTCATACTACGCACGTCTAAAAGACGGGTACATTAAAGAAGACATTATTAACGCCATTAAGAACTGCAAAGAAAACCAATTTCATAAAGACAATAACTACAACTATTGCACGCCTGAGTTCTTTAGTAGGGCCGAAACTTTAGATAAATACGCGGACAGAACGATAGTAACCGAAAGTGACGCTATCTTAGCACACCTTAAAAACAATTAAAATGCTACTGAAACAAGGTGACGCCTTACAATACTTACTAGACGTAAGAGACGGCAAAATAAAACAAGGTTTAGGGCTTGACTGCTACCTAGACGAACATCTAAAATTTAAACCTAAACAACTAAACATTATTTTAGGGCATGACAACGTCGGAAAAACGTACTGGATAAATTGGTATTTCCTCACCCTAGCTTTAAAGCACGACTTAACCTTTTGCATTTGGTCAGGCGAAAACCAAAAGGGCCAAATTTTGCGCGACATGGTGCAAATGTATCGAGGTAAACACTTTAGTAAGTTGACGCATTCGCAAATTAATAGCGACGTTGCCTACTTAGAACAATACTTTACGTTCGTCGACAACTCAAATTTGTACAAACCCGAAGAAATTCTAGAACTATTTAATCAAAGCGGGGCTAAAGTTGGGTTAATTGATCCATTCACGGGCCTAGATAGGGAAATGTCTTTCGCTGGAAATTACGAATTTATGAATACTGCCCGTCAGTTCGTCAATAAAACAGGCATGACTATCTACATAAACACGCACCCGAATACTGAAAGCGGTCGAAGTGGTAACCTATACACCGAAGGCGAATTAAAGGGCCATTTGAAAGCCCCCTTAAAGGACGGAATAGAAGGCGGGAAGGCCTTTCTTAATCGTTGTGACGATATGCTCGTTATTCACAGGCTAATTAAACACCCTGAGTATAAATTCAAAACGTGGGTTAACGTGGAGAAAGTTAAGGACACCGAAACAGGGGGCAAACATACTGAAATTGATTTTCCCGTAGTGTTCGACTTCAATAGCGGTTTAGGCTTTACAATTAACGGCATCGACCCACTACAAAAACACCGACCAAAAGAAGTACAAACCAAACTACCTGACGGCGAACTAGAAAATACTAGCGCAAAGCTTCGTAGATTAGCAAACCAAACACCCTTTTAAATATGGATCTCGACTTGAAAATACTTTGGGCTAAAAACGTTATTTGGTGCGTTCGTGAACGAATTAAAAACGTACGTGAAAAGCTAGAAAAGGACAAACCAGACGCAAAAGACTACATAAACGGAAGCAAAGAAAGCGAAGAACAACTTCTAAAGACCGAACTAGTAATAATCGAAATGGAAAACGAAATAAAAGGCCTTAACCGCGAACTAAACCAACTAGCTAGACGCAACGCTGAACTTCGAGTAGCCTACCAAGAACTAAAAAACGAACTAAAATTTAAAAATATCGATGCAGAACTATGACAAAATACAATGCTTTACCTGTTTCAAGTTTAAACCACTTACAAGCTACGATGAAAACCGACGCGAATACGGACGACCAGAACGAAAAGGTAAGCTTTTCAGTTGCAAAAGATGCACACGAACGCGAATGCTGCGTGAATTACAAGCCGTTAGATACGACTTTACAGACAGAAAGTTTGTAGTACACCACTTCGAGAATAAAAATCAAGCCTTAAAATTTTTAAAAAATGACTTATGAGTATAAAAGAAAAATATACAATAAAATCGATTGACTCTTATTTGTGTAATGATTGGCTATTAAATAAACACTATGCTAAAAGACTATGTAGCATTTCATATTCTTTTGGATTATACAATGAAAATTTAATTTTACAAGGTGTGTGTACCTTTGGCATGCCACCTAGTCCAACTCTTTGTGAAAGCATATGCGGAAAAGAATACAAGGACATTGTCATAGAATTAAATAGACTTGTGGTAAATAATAACTTAGAAAAAAATGTACTTTCTTTTTTTGTTTCGAGTTGCTTGAATATGTTACCTAAACCCAAAATAGTAGTTTCTTTTAGTGATCTAAACATGAGTCATTACGGCTATATATACCAAGCGTGTAATTTTATTTATACTGGGACAACGTCAAACACAACCAAATTAATTGACAAAGAAGGCAAAGAATTTCATTTTCGAAATATTGGTCATTACCAAAAAAATAATAAAATCAATGTGTCAATGATTAAAAGACGAATAGACGAGCATAAGATTAACAGAATTGACATAGCAAATTATTTAAAACAATACAAAGGAAATTTTAAATACAAAGACTTAGATAAAATATTCGGTTACAAAGACACTTGTTCTCATTGGTTTCGTACAGATTCTGGATTTAGTTTTCCAAATATTGATGATTGGGTTGCACTCAAAAAAATATTAAATTTTGATGATAAACACGATAAAGAAATGTTGAACTATGAAATGGTAGCTGATTCTAACGAAATCATAAAAAAATTGGAGTTGCAAAAAATAGAAATACTCCCAAAAAATAGATATGTCTTTATTTGTGCATGTAAGAAAACAAGGAATAAAATTATTAAAACGATGAAATATGAGTCACTCCCATATCCAAAAGGCGAGAATAAAAACTATGAATCTAATTATGCACCAGTTATTCAAACTCAATTATTCTAATTATGAAAATTTTAAACTTATATGCTTGCTTAGGTGGTAACCGATACAAATGGGATGAGGTTGCTAAAGAAGCTGGAATAGAAATAGAAGTTACTGCCGTAGAATTAGACGAAGTGGCAGCTGCATTGTATCAAGAAAGATTTCCGAATGACATAGTAATTGTTGCAGACGCACACCAATACTTGTTAGAGCATTTTACAGAGTTCGATTTTATATGGAGTTCTCCTCCGTGTCCTACACATTCACGAATGAGAAAAACAAATACAGGTGAAGGTGAGCGTAAATCAAAAGCTACATATCCAAATATGATGTTGTATGAAGAAATAATTTTATTGCAACATTTTTTTAAAGGTAAATTTTGCATTGAAAATGTCATTCCGTATTATGAGCCTTTAATACCAGGTCAAAAAAGAGGGCGTCATTTGTATTGGACTAATTTTATTTTACCTGCTGATTTAGGAGATAGAAAAGCAAGTAATTTTATTCATTCAAAAGTTAGTCAACTTTCAAGGTTTCACGATTATGATTTTACTAAATACAATGGAGAACAAAGAGTAGATAAAATGGCACGTAATCTTGTGGACTATGAAGCGGGAAGAACAATACTCGAAACTGCCTTAAACATAGTTAAGAAATCAAACACAAATCAAACTTCAATATTTGATTATGAGATGTAAAAACTGCAAGGAGAAGTTTGATCCTATTAAATTCAATCAAAAGCACTGCCTAAAAGACGAATGTATTAAAGCGTTTGTAGAAGAAGTTAAGGCTAAGGAATGGAAAAAGACTAAGGCCAAGCTTAAGAACGAAATAAAAACGAACTCAGACTGGCTTAAAGAAGCTCAAAAAGTATTCAATACATACATACGTCTAAGGGATCAAGGCAAACCTTGCGTAAGTTGCAGCGGTTCTTTAGGTGAAAAGTACGACGCTGGGCATTATTTCAGCATGGGAGGACACAAAGCCGTTACATTCAACGAAGACAACGTACACGCTCAATGCGTAACCTGTAACCGATATAAACACGGAAACCTTTTAGAATATCAAATAGGCATTGAAAAGCGAATAGGAGCTGAACGACTGATAAAATTACATACTGAGGCTCATGAGGTGCGTAAGTATACCACCGACGAACTAAAAAAAATTATATCGACGTACAAAAAAAAGTGCAAGGAATTAAAATAAGTATTATATTTGCATATAACAATTTAAAAACAAGCTATGAAAAATTTATTTAAAGCGCTGGCTAATTTCCAGCAAGAAGTTCCAGTAATTCACAAAGGAACTCAGGGGTTCGGCTATTCTTACGCCGACTTACCCGCTATTTTCGACAAGATTAACCCGCTACTAAAGAAACACGGGCTAGGCTTTACGCAATTAATTAACGGCACAGACTTAGTAACGTGTATTTTCCACGTAGAAAGTGGCGAAACTATCAAAAGCACTACGGCAATACCGCAAGGCGTACAACTCAAAGGTATGAACGACTTCCAAGTTATGGGGTCGGCTATTACTTACGTTCGACGTTACGCCCTTAGTTCAGCTTTAGGCCTTGTCACAGACAAAGACACGGACGCAAGCGGTGAACAAGTAAAGAAATTACCCGCTATTGATAACAAACGCTTTCAAGACGCGTGTAAAGCTATCGTAGAAGGTAAGGTAACTAAGGAAAAGATAACTTCCAGCTTCACTTTGACTGAGTCACAAACCGAAATGCTCGAAGCCCTATGACTGCTTTTAAAGTTCGATGCTCAGCACTTGGAAAAGTAATGACGTCACCGCGTTCGAAAAGCGAAATACTAAGCCAAACAGCTAAGACATACGTAGAAGAACAAGTTCTACTAGCAAAATACGGAATAGTAAAGACGTTTAACTCACGTTACACCGACAAAGGTAACCTAGTAGAAGACGAAAGCATTAAACTAGCTAGCGAAGTCCTAGAGTTAGGCTTCATCTTAAAGAACGACGAGCATTTTAGTAACGACTGGGTAACAGGTACGCCCGACGTAAACACGGCTAACTATGTTCTAGACGTAAAGTCGTCTTGGGACGCTACGACATTCCCTTTCTTTGCTACAGAAATACCTACTAAAGACTACTACTATCAATTACAGGGCTATATGTGGCTTACAGGTAAACAAAAAAGTTTACTAGTTTACTGCCTAGTCAACACACCGCTAGACATGGTTCAAGACGAAATAAGACGCGCGCACTGGAACGCTCATTTGCTAGAAGAAAGTTTGGATCTAATAGACGAAGTACAGAAACGCCACAACTTCGACCATATACCCGACAACCGCCGTGTGAAAGTCTTTGAGGTTGAACGTGACGACGAAGTAATAGAACAAATAAAAGACCGCGTCGAACTATGCCGCGAATATTACGAAACCCTTTACAATTTCCTATGAAACAGCAAATAGAAGATAAAATAGTTTTACGCGTTTTGGCCCGTTTTAACGAACGTTCGAAACTCGGAATAATGAAATATAACA